GGTGGGGGGATTTCTCCCCCCACCATTAACCTAGTTGTTCCCTAGACCTTAGGCGGTCTTGGCAGTCAACTTACCCTGCTTCGCCGCGTTGCGGCAGGTCAGGTTTCCGTAGCACATGATGAGTGCGTAACGGGCATCGAGGTTCTCTGGGCGGACGAACTCCGTCTGAGCGAACCACTTACCCGAGTGACCCACAAGGGTCAGGTACTTGCTGTTAAGGAAGTACACAACACCTGCGGTGCAATGCTCATCGTACACAACAGGAGCAGCCTTGAACAGCAGGTTCTGGAAGCCAGCATCTGCGGTCTTGGTGTCCGTGTAACGAAGTTGCGGCTGCAACAGTGCCTCATACTTTTCGAACAGGGTCTGGGTCGTCAGCACCATGTCTGGGTGGTCGTTACCGACCGACACGCTGTTGTACGCCGTGGACATCTGGGCGAGGGTCAAAGCACCTGCGGTGTTCTCCTCGTACGAACGCCAGTACTCGTTACCAGCGGTTGCACGGTTGATTCCACCAACAGTTCCCGAAGCCTCAACAATGTTGCCGAGACCGTTCCAGTCCTTGCCGCTGTTGCCAGTTCCGTCTGCGAAGAACATCTGGTTGAAGCCTTCACGCATGGACTCTTCAGCCTGCATAATCTTGGCTTCGAGCAGGTTGATGATTTCCTGTTCGCCGTTGTTCTTTGCCTCTTCGATTCCCGAGATGGCGATGGACGCAGCGTACTGCTTCCAGTCGTACTCGGCAGCCGTGATGCCGCTCTGTGCGGTCAGCGAGATGGTGTCGTAGCCGCTGTACGAAGCAACGGTCGAGTTCTGACCGTAGATGAGCGGTTCAACAATCTTCGTGCCACCATTGAGCATACGAATGCGACCCTTGTCCATGAGGAAGTAGGTCAGCGGGCGTGCCGTGAAGACGTTATCGGTCAACTGGTCACGGTAGTTTGCGAGCGTTGTTGAAAGCAACGCATCAAAGTTTGGGTTAGACATTATTCTCTCCTAGAGAACTAGTAATTTGTGGGTAACTAACTTGCGCCCATTTGACGCTTAGCGGCTTCCCAAGCATCCGCAACACTGGTGATAGGAACAAAAGTATCGTTGGTGGTGCTGGCTGTCGCTGACGCTCCGCCAGACACAACAGATGCTGCACGCTTTGCCTCAACAACAGCGGCATCTGCCGCCTGTTGACGCTCGGCTGCTGCCTGCTCCAACTGTGCTTTTGCAACCATCTTATCAAATGCTAGTTGCTTGTAAACGCCCTCAAGGTCCGTTGTGTTAGCACGCAAAGCGGCTGTAACAACTTCCCTAACATCAAAGTCAGAATACTTGGACTGCAAACCCTGAATCTCGCGTTCAACTTGCTGCTGATTCTGGTAATCCTCAAAGGACGCTATACGCTGGTCAAGTTCACGATACCGACGCTCAACAGGGTCAATATCATCAAACGAATCAGATGCCTGCTCAACCATCTCGGTAGCAGCCTTACGGCTGATACCATAATGATTAGCCAACAAATCAATCGTGCTAGCAGGGTCATTCTCCAAAGCCGCCTGAAGAGCCGAAGCAAACTGGAATTGTTCCCGCTGCTGCGACAGTTCCTGCGTCTTACGAGTATAATCTGCTTGACGCTGATAACCAGCAATAGCCTCCGAAAGCGGAACTTGCAGTTCCTGACCGTCCACCTTGATTGGCACTCTATAATTAGAGTACTCTTCAACGCTCAGGACGGGTGTATCGGGTGCTTCTGTATGTACGCTATCAGATACGGTTGACCCAACTTCGGGTTCCACGGACGGCGTTGCGAGTTCATCACTCATTAAAAATATCTCCTAGAGTCCTAGATGGTTGCTCTATATATATTTTGTTGTTCCCTAAAGGGCTGGGGGTTGTCCCTGCTGACCCTGAAGCATCGCTGCCACTTGGGGAGGAATAGTGGGGGCAGCACCAGCAGGTGCGCCCTCAGGACCAGCAGAGACAGAACCTTCAGCACCCATAGGAGCCTGAGGCTCCGTCAAAAACTCGTCAGGATTCTTCACACCGAAACCGAACTGTAGCACATAGCCAGCAAGTTTCTTCATGTCTATAATACCTGCACCAGCGAACGGGGCCATAGCATCAACCATTTGCAACGCCATTTGACGCTTGAATGATTCGTTGTGGGGCTGAGTTGAGCCAGCAGCAACTTCGAAATCGAAGTCGCCTGCCAAATAGTCGCGGTCGAACTGGACCCATACTGGTTCACCGTCGCGACCTGTGACTCGGGCAACCTGTTCACCGACCATGAACTGTTGTGCCAAAGCCATCATACGGCGACCAACCTCAGCAATAGCCTGCTCGACGACAGCCAACTTGTCTGAGGTTCTGGCGTTTGCCGCGTCCACCATACTGGATACTTCGGTTGCGGTGCGGCGAATCTCCGATACGCCGCCACGCTGAATCTCGGTGACACCAGACACACGCTCAATATCAGACATAATCTGACCAGTCTGATTATAGAACTCGGGCGGGTTAATAACGGCTGGAAACGCTGAAACAACACCGCCCAACGGTTCGTCTGTGTTGACGGGAACCATCACATTGTCGTCATCTGACTCCAATGCTGAGCGACCCAACTGGTCAAACGCCGACTCACGATACAGATACTTGCGACTGAACTTCTTGCGATGGTTCATCATCTGGGTACGAGTTTCGTTCAACTCCAACTGAAGCGGCTCAATAGCCTCAAGTTCACCCATCGGATAAAAATAGTCAGGAATATCATAGTTCCGCATCATCACAAACGGCTGACCAAACGAATACGGCATAGCCATCGGCTTAACCAAGAAACTGTCACAGTTCTCGCAGAACACCGACATCATGTTGGCTGCCACATCGTAAAACTCCCAAATCTCTGCGTAGCCTTCATTTGGGTCGTGAATCTTGCGGCGTGACGGGTCATCCGCATAACGGCTAATAGCCATCGGTTGAACCTGCTCACGAGCAGCCTTCGAGTAACGCTTGTCGGCTTTGACTTCTGCGATTGGGCGACGGATACGCTGAGCAATCCACTTGATGTCCTTCATGCTTGTGGCATCTGGGTCAACAAACACATCATTGATAGACACACGCTCAGCGAACGGGCTGTCTTCGCGAATAATTGTTACAGGCTGGCTTTCACCGCCTTCGGCGGTGTCAGAAATCTCAGACTCGCCCTCAATGGTTTCCTCAACAAAACGGTAACCAACTTTAATCCAGCCGTGACCAAACGCCAACATATCCTTGACAGCACGACGGAACTCGGTACGAATATCCCGCTTTTTCCACCAATAGTTAACAACAGCCTCAGCGATGACAGCCTGGGCGGCATTCTCTGGCTTAACAGCCGAAACAGAAATCTTCGGATAGTTCACCGAAATACTAGGCGAAATAGTGTTAATCGTCGAGAACGAAATGTTGACCAGCATCTGGTCCTCGTTCTTATAGTCATCAAAATGCTTACCGCGATACAGGTCATTCAGACGCTTCCAAGTGCCATCATAGCCATCCTTTTTGCGCCACTTACGGCTGGCTTCGATGCGCTGCTTGTACTGCTTAAGATGGTCTGCTGCCGACTTCCGTGCCATTATGCGTCCTTTTGACCTTCATGCCAACCGATATGGTTGTCCAACTTTGTGCCGATATTATCGACCTTTTTACCTATCATTCGTAGAAGAATCTGTCCTTGGGCGTGCTGGTCGGTATTTTCTTTACGAAGTTTTTGTAGCACCACGACGACTGGCCCTGTGATAATCGCAACTGCGATAGGAACCCAGACCGCCGACGACATACATTACATCCAGTTTGTGACAGGTTCGGCATTATAGCCGTTAATCTTAGCCTGTTCCACAGTTTGACGCTGACGCTCACGAATAGTAGGGCCATGAAAATCTTCTTGACCATAAGTGAAGCCAAGACGAACCCCCTTAATGTGGCATTTGAAGCAAATTGACCCGCGATGCGGCATTTGCTCCACAAAAAACTGATTTTGACAAGTTTCGCACACTAATTCCATCATAAATACACATTCTGTTCCCTAAGAGCCGAACGGGGTGCGTTCCCGAACATTATGCGCCCCCAAAAATGTTCTAGTGGCGGGCATACCGCCAAACATATGCTGCTCCCACCACATCAAACTATTGGTCGGAGGCTTAAAATCGCCCCGATACTCAGGCAACCACACATACTTCAACATTTGGACCGCAATCGCCAACGAAATAACCCTGTCGTCATGCGGGGAACCAGCCATCTTGCCGTTCTCCTTACGCACAAAAGTGCGTAATTCGGCAATCGTCAACGAATCATACAACTCAATAGCCGAATCCCTCAACGCCGCATTCAACTCATCAATCAAAATAGGCTTAGTCGTTGCGCTAGTGCGCCAACCGAGAATCTCGGTGGCATCAGGACGAACCTTAGCCAACTTGCGCTGTCTATACAGGTTTTTGTATCCGTATTTTTGGGCAGCCTTGATACAAGTCAGACCGTGGTTGTTGTTTTCGATGCCCAGCAAAGCGTTATTGTACCACCAGCCTAGTTCTGCCAGTAGTTCACCGAAGATATCTGGTTCGATTCGCCCGTGCCAGTGGGCAACCACAATGCCTGTGGTTGCGTCTATGATGTGGGCGGAACTGTAGTCACCATACGACAAACCTTCCGCGACATCCGCACCAATCGTATATACACCTTCAGCCCTAGGAAAATCCCAAACAGATAACTCGCCGCCTTCTTCGGGGCGAAACTCACCATTGCCGCTAGAGTATAAATGATAGTAACCAGTTTCAGCCTCCATAACAGGCATATCGTCCAACAACTCAATATTAAAAACAGGATTACCCGACTTAATAAACGCTTCCTCAGGAAACGACGGATATTCCTGATGTAGTTGCCAAGAGTGCATATTAGCAGCCTTAGCGTTGTACCAGTCTTCGTCACGCTCACCGTCAGCAGACCACGGAAAGAACACTCCTTTGAAACGGTTGGCTCCCGTTTGGGAGCCGACCCATAGTTGATGATAAAAGTTACCAGACCCATTAGCGGTAGACAACCCGATTACACGACCGCCGACATCCGCGACAGGCTCAATAGATGCCCACGCTTCTTCAGCGTTGGGCAAGAACGCCCATTCGTCCACAACAACCAAATACACTGACTCACCACGAGCAGGGTCATTACTGGACGGTAGCGACTCAATAGCGGACTCATTATCAAACACCATCTTCAACTGATGCTCTGTCACCTGCTGAGGACCACGCTGCTTCATCCATAATGGCATAAATCTATAGCCGTATTTGGCTTTAGCCAGCAACTTTACCGATTCTCGTTCGGTGCGGGACAACATAACAATAAAACGGTCGGGCCAAAAGAACGCCAACCAAAAACAATATGCCGCAACAAGGGTCGAAAACCCAATCTGTCGTGCCTTAAGAACAATACTGTAGCGTTCATCCAACCATGTTTTAATGGTTTCCAACTGGGCTTCACGCAACTCAAACTTAATGCGCCCATGCTCAGGATGCTTAATGTGCCAGTAGTTCGCGCAGAAATATGCGAACGCTTCCAGCAGGTCGTCTGTTGTCGCGTCCTGCGGACCGCGACATTTACGCCATTCTTTTTCGTTTAACAGTTCGTTTAATTCCACCGTGGAGTACCTCCCCAAGGTAGCCAGCCGTTCCCATAAATTTTTTCAGCATAATCAAAAATAGCGACAAAAGCCCGAGCGTTAACAACAGGATTGAATAAATCTTCACAGTTATCCAATATACCTTGCGTCTGTAACCAGCCGCGCTTATAGTATCTACTAGGCTTACACCAGTAAGCATTGATTTGGAAAAGACCATAAGAACCCCCCATAGGGTCATTCGGGTTGAATGCTACTTGTCGGCAGCGTGACTCACGCCACATAACATAATCAACCTGATATCTGCCAGCGGACCGCTTGGCAGAAACCATGCTGATAATGTTATGTCTAGTGTCGCACAACAACTCTCTGGTTGTAGCGGAGACAGGAGAGACAACCATAACAGAAAACAGTATAGCCAAAACTAGCAGTAACTTTTTCATAGATTCCAGTCTAGTGGACAGCAGTCCACCACAGGTTACTTGAATAGTGCCTTAAACGCTTGATGAACCTTTTTGGCGTCATCAGCAAACTCGGGAGACAGTTCAATATGATACCAGTCGCCCTTGGGCGCGCCACTTACAGTGGGGCGGTCATACTTCTCCCATGCGTCACGCGTACACTTATAGGCGCGACCATGTGGGATTGGATAATAATCAATAATTAGTTCAATGCCCAACGCGGCAGCATTATCGGCAAGAAAGTTAATAAAGTCGTTAGCGGTTTTTCTGTCTTTGCCACGCCAACTCAAATCCATTGCGCGACCAGTAGAATGAACAGACATCTTCTCGGGCTTGCCCTTAATTGAGCGCACACCCCAAGTGCCATTATTCCACAGATTCTTCTTGCTTAACAGAACACAATGTTTAACGAATGCTTCTGTTCCTGGGCGTTTCCCTTTGGAAACGCCGTCTGACATTCCTGTATAGGGTCGGCGCATTAACGCTTCTTCCGCGGGGCAGCCTTCTTCTTTACAACCAGACGGCGACCATAACGGGAATCCTTCGGGTCAAGCCACGAATACACGACAGGCAGCAACGCTGCCACACCAGCATTCAGAATAACTGTCCATTCACGGCTACCAGCCGT